CAAGGTCGGGATCATCTCCACTTTCGTATTCACGGTCTCTTGCTAGCATGAGCTCATCCAGCTGGCGGTTGTTCATTGACAAGATATTCATGCGGCCTCTGCACAAGCAGCGATGAACGGTTCCGAAATGATCGCCTGCACACGATCTTCGCCAAGAGAGCGAACAAGGGCATGTGCGGTCGCTATTTCCCAAAGCCTATCGATTGCCGCCCGTTTTTCGAGGGAGCCGCGTTGCACCAGAAGCGCTAGCCGCCACGATTGGCGTCGATACTCATCGAGTTTTGCATTAGCTACGGCGCGCCACGCTTCTAATAATTCGCACTTCGCCGCATTGCCGCTCGTCAAATCCTTTGTGTGAATTGACACGATGTTCCCCTCCTGCCCCGGATCACCGCAGGGACCTTTTGTTTGAGTGATTGACAAAAACAAGAGTGTCAGCGCGAAGTTTTCGCACTTCACAGAAATCCGACGCCCTAAATTATTTGATTGAGCTTGCGCCAACGAAATTAGGAGATCGGCGCCATCTCTTACGCATCTCGGATGCGTGGCTTGCCCATATTCCTATGCAGTTCGTGCAGTATCAATCCAGCCAGCGACTCGAGCCTATTACCGCCCAGCTGGGTGCGCTTCGTTCCGAAGAAGGAGCGGACGGTCAGCAAGTCACATTCCGGGTCGTATTCGTACGTTCCGATGATGGTGACCGGGCCGACCTTACGGGAAACGATTCCTATCACACGATGCCGAGGCGGCGGTATTCGATAGGTCGCCGGAAGCTGTCGAACTCCTTCGTGGTGCGCGCATAGCGCAGCATCATCAGGGCGTATCTCGTCGCTGCCATGAGGTCATCGCCCTCCTTCACCACTTTGCCCTCTTTCCGATGGTAGAGTCGAAACTCTTCCCACCAGTCGCTCAGATGCTTGAACACCTTGAAGCGGCCCGAACGCATGCGGTCGAGCATCAGCATTAGCCCTGCTTCCACGCTCACGCTGCCGTCCTCGAACTGCGCGTGTTCGTGCATTATCTCCAGCCCTTCGGTGCGGTACTGTTCAGCAAGGGCGACGCCGGCCCCTTCCAGCGTCTCTCTGCGTCCGTCTCGGGGCCATGCCCAGCGTAGATCCTCGCCCCACGGCCTCAGTGCCGCGGCGTGCATGATGGGCGTCGTCTCGCGGCAACGATATGTGCGGCTCACATAAACGGTGTCTGTATCGCGGTCCCAGGCGAGTTCTACGGCAGCGAACGGATGATGCCAGCCGAAGTCCATGCCACCGATGCGTGGCCAGTGCTTGGGGAAACTCACCTGCTCAATCGCGATCTGCTCCTCTGCTACAGGGAAGATCCGCCCTGAGCCGAGGGTCGGAATACCTTTGGTGCGTGCCTCAAGCTCATGGGCCGGATAGCTCCCGATGATGCGGGCCTTCTCTTCCGGGCTGTAGTGGTCAACGTCGTCAATCGTCATCTGGGTAACGGAGCGGTCTGGCGATTTCCCCATAAGGAAACGCCGCACCACTTCCGAGACTCCGAGCAGTGGCGTGAAGGTCAGATAGACGGGGCCGGAGCCAACGTTCGTCCGCGTCAGAACCTCAGTGTAAATCTCAATCCCTGGCTCCTCATCGAGCCAGCACACGTCCAGCGTTTCCCCTTGGAACCGCTCCCGCCCTGAGACGTAGCTCTTGAGCCCTATGGTCGAGAGCCCGCCACTGACGTGCTTCACCTTGATAGTATCAAGCAGATCGGCAACGCCCCGAGCGGGCACTAGCTCGCCCAAACATTCCTTCGGAATTGCACCCGTCCCTTTCCGGTCTCTGCCAAGCAGAACGCGTTGGACAGTGTCGCGCGTTGTCTCGCCCGTTGTGCCGCAAGCCCAACCGACTATGGGCCGGTTGAAGCGCTTCCCTCGCCACCACTCCGGATAACGTCCGGTCGCGTGCATGGCGATCTCGAAGCCGCCAGCAAGCGTCTTGCCCAGCTGGTTGCCGGCCATAAGGAGCCGCTCACGGTGCGTTGCTCCCGCGGTGTGGAACTCTCGCTGCTTCGGATACGGATTGTATCCCGCCAACCTATTTTCATTTATTCGTCGCTCTTGTTCGGCGCGCAGTCTCTTCTCAATCGCCGCAACTTTGTCCGGCGGGAGGCCATCAAGTGCGGGCATCATGAGACCGGCTCCAGCTTAACAGCCCGCTTTTGAGAGGCGCTCTTTCCCCGTCGGTCGACCTGCCGGTCGGATTCTTCCTCAAAATGGCTGCCAAGTACTCCTAAAAGGCTCTCACGCGCCTTCCAGGTGACGCCCTTTTCCCACATGCAGCGCTCCAGGATGTCCTTGGTGGAGCGGACAAAGGAGAGATCGGCCCACACGGGCTTGCCGGAGCGGCGGTCAGTGCCAATGCGGCGGCGCAGGATCCATTGGATCCCGTCGGTACCCACGGCCCAGCCGTCGCTTTCGGCAATGTTAAGGGTGACTGGCTCAGTGTTGGATCGGCGTTTCATCGTTGTCCCCCTTGCCCGTCTGAAAATGCTGCAACAGCGCAATGTGCTGCGCCAACTCTTCATCCGTGAGATCCGCAAGAATGCTCTGCTCGAGCACGATTTCTTTGGGCAGCACTGAGGCGATCACTTTCAGATACTCAATGGGCTTCTCAATTCGAGCGATCTTGATGATCCCGGCTCCGTGCTCTGCAAAGTCAGCAGCGAGGGCTTTCAGAAAGTCGCCCTGCAGCTTGTTGCGCGAGCCCAGTGGACGGCCACCGCCATGACCATCATTCCCTGGCAAAAATCTCTTGCTCATGCGTGATCTCCTTCATCAGGCAATCCGGCCATAGATGATGTTTCAGTAGGGGAAGTATCAGTACTAACGTTGATCATGCAGTCTCCATTTCAGATGGTTGGCAAAGTATTGCAGCGGGGTCACCGGTGCGGCGTTTGCAGAAAACCCGTCTTCCCTCCCGGTCCACCGTTACTTCGAGCCCAGCGGCGATTCCCGCTTTGGTTGTCAGATCGGGGTCGCATTTTCGTATCGCCACATCGCCAGCGGCGTTTCTGGCGCTGCGCCTTCTGATTTCAGGATGCGGGCTGCAGTCAGAAGCGGGGTTCGGGAACGGCAGAATGGTTCGCCGTCGATAGAGGCGTCATAAACCCCGCTATTCGCACGCTCACAGACAAAGAGGTCTATGGTGTCGTCATGCGTATTCTCTCCTGAAAATGAAAAGCCCGCCAGAGGGCGGGCCTGACGGGCTGTCGGTGGAGTGTTACGTTTTCTCAAAGAGCTTGGCACGGTAAGCCTCGTCATATGTTTTCACGAGCAGCTCCAGCGCCATGCGCGCAGCTTCGTTCCGCGAGATGCCGAAATCGTCGGCAATCTTCTCGACCCGACCATTCAGATCGGCGGGTACCAGGGCGGACAGCACAAAATCTGTGTCAGGCATAGCAAGGTCCTTTCATATATAAGGGTATGACGCTTTCCCCGCCGGATTGACGGAATTCAAGATGTGCCCGTTTTATTGGGGTCTTCGGGGACATCCTCGATCCGTTTCAGGCGATAATCGTCTTTGTCGCTGCCCTGCCAGACCCATCCACTTCCCATGCGCATTGCCTCATGCGCCTTCCAGTGCTGAGCAGAAAGCTCCGGGCCAACGCCACCGACAACTCTTGCGTGACTAGCGAATGCCGCCCGCCAGGGTCCCATCCCAGTCCGCCTCCCCAACGTAATCCGCACCGGTTAGCTCGCGCGGATATACCGACTTGGGAAAGCCATGCTTGCGTTGCCACGCCCGCAATTTCAGCAACGTCCAGCCGGGCAGTAGCGCGGGCTGATGCTTGGGGGGCGGCTGATAGGGAACAATCCTGTCAGTCAAATCAAAATCGCGCAGACACTGCTCGACCGTCCGCTCCGTGGTCCCGTAGTCGCGTGCGAGATCAGCGATAATCCGTTTGCGCCATTGCGTGCGGCTGTGCGGTATCTTGTAAAACTTGGCTGGACGAGGCTTGTAAACATCCCACTCCCGGATGCCTGTGCCAGCCCCTCCGTGATTGCGTAGAATTTTGTCGTATTCGGCCAGTTCCTCGATAGAAAGCCTGCCGGTCAAACGCCGGGCGATTAGGACGTTAATCTCTTCGAATATCTTCTTGCGGCGCTGCCGCACGGGGTCGAGACTAAGCGCCTCTGCTGCCGAAGCAGCGTGCATTCGACCCCGATAATCAATCGCTATCTCCAGGCGTATGGCAGGAGTGAGCGAAGACTTGCGACCCGCCCCAGGGCGTTTGCCGCCGTGCTTCGGCATCGTCATAAAAAAATCTCCGTTGATATTGGACCCTACGCAGACGCAACCGGACAATTAATTGAAAGCAAACCCACGCCAGACATGTAGGCGTTGATGACAACCGTCGCGGCGGAATTTGATACCGCGGACGGCAGATTCCGCGGTGACACTCCGCGGTCAGTAGCCCCGGCGATCACGAAGGCGCTTGGAGCCGCCAAGCATGTTCAATCCATTATGCGGATCGAAGTCCTCCGACTTCAGCCCGCGACCGATGCGCCCCTCCAGGCGAATGCAGAGACACCCGCCCCACTGCGGGATCTTCGTCTTCTTCCACACTTTATTGTAGACCGTGAAACACTCATGGTTGGGGCTCACTGCCTGCTTTAACTTTGCTCCCCGAAACCATCTGTTTCCAAGAGCGTCGGCTTGCCTTTCGGCCTGTCTCCTGTCGAGCGCGCCGGGAGCGGTATTCTTACCGCAGTCCAGACACCTCCAAGATTCGGGGAACAACTTATCGAAGCGCCCCGCAGCATTACTTGCCACGATATCGGCGGCGGCCTGAATACAGTGCTCGAGAGTCGGCCTCCACACGACCTTCCGGTTGAACGCTTTCGACTTCTTGCCCATGCAAAACCTCCTATTGCGCAGTGTGCGCAGCTCAAAAGCTTGCGTAGGTGTTGCGCAGCCCTGGAGCCAATTCAGATCAGCGATGTGATGGTGTGGAGTGGCTTGCTAAGCCGTCTTCAGATCAGCAGTGCGCCCAACGCCGCCGCTTTTGCCCCCGCGCATCAAGCGTGCGCGTCGAATCACCCTAGCATCAAGATATCATCCGCCAAGGAAGGGGAAAGAGTAAACTGCATCGGAGGGGGCAAACACGTGAAATGACTGTGTACGACTTGCGGACAAGCCGAAAAAACGGCGAGCCCTCAACGGATCGAGTCTATCTCAGCTTCATGCTTCACAGCTGGAGTTGCGGGTTCGTGCTCTTGATCCAATTGGACTCGCTGGTACGATCCGCCTGGCGGACGGCTTTTAGGATCCCACTTGCGCCCTCCGTAGACGCGAAGCAGCTCCGTAGGGCCAAACTGATGCGCCGGGGCTGCTTTGTTTCACGTCAGGCACCAAGAAGCAGACAGCCATGTACATGGCGCTTGGAACGGTCATTCTCGCGGTGGCAGCCGCGCTGATGCTCGTAGGTCGTGGTTCAGCATCCCCATGCCCCTATCGCTCCGCCCAATTGGCCGCCGCTCTCCGGCCTTCGCTGACTGGGGGGATTACAAGGTCATGGAGAACGGGCTCGTGGTCGGCCGGATTTACGAAGATCGCCACACGCCAGCTGAGTACCGCTGGCTCTGGTCAATCACCGCTTTCCACGTTGATCCAGCCTTCGAGACAACTACAAACGACCGTGTGCCTACGCTTGAGGAGGCCAAGGCGCAGTTTCGTGAAGCTTGGAGTCGAGTGCGTGAGCTGGGCCCCACCTCGCTGAATGTAATTTTTGCTGGGCGGCCCTTTAGTTGAAGCGACGAACCGCAGCGGTAACAACGGCGCTTACCGCAGTGATAACCATTCTGTTTATTTCGATGGTATCGTTGCTGTCCGTATTGTGAAGTAGCCCGATCCAAGGCCGCTTCAAAAAAACTGCTGTAGGGCCCTTCCTGGCTACGTTCAGTCATCAACCTTCCAGATTATCGCAATACCGTCGCAAAACAGCCGCCATTCAGTCGTGTGCTTGAGCACCAGGGGGGCCGCACAAACTGGGGGCTGGGTAATGCCTAGGTCTATGACCTCTGTTGAGCGTGAGGCAGTCACTGAAGAGTTCAGGGCTGCCAGACAACGCGAACAAGATGAAGTATTCCGCCGAGCACTGCTCGCTGCCGTCTATGCGGGAACCGAATCGTGCCCCGTAGGCGTGAGCACGGAGCCCGGCACCAAAAAGCCCATCTTGAATTATCATCGGCCTGATTAAATCCGAACGCCGGGTTAGGTTCAGGGCTCCCTCAAGCAGCCGACGGAAATTTTCAGAAAGCTAACGGCAGAGAGGAATTCGCCCCGGCGAAGGCCCCCCTACTTTGTGACACTTCTCGGTCCTCAGCTCATATGAATTAATGTCTGCACTTGGCAGAAGCAGACATACGGCCGCCAACGTAATACGCCGCTCTTGACCCTGACTGTGTGAAAACGCGGTGTTGTGCGATTCTCGCGAACTGATTCGCGGGAGCATCGGATGAAGCGCTTCGTTGAGGGTAC